TTTTGGTAATTTTGGATACATATTTTCATCAAAATCACTATATATATTTCGTAATTCAATATATCGATTAACCTCTTTATTTATTTGTTCCATACTATAATTTGATGCCATCATTGTATCTAAATAATTTGATATTTGTTCTTCCAATCCATATCTTTTTTCTGAATCTGGAACATTTACATTGAAAAATATTTCATCCAGTTCTTCCTCTATTTCCAAATCTAATATGTTACCTACGTTTTTTTCATATAAATCATTATCCAAATTACTATTAAATTTTAAATCATTATCCATATCTTTATCAAAAATGATTGGTACCTTTTTATCTAAATCATCATCATTTTCAATAAATTCTGAATCATCTCCATTTTCTACCATTTGTTTAGATAATGTTTCTTCATCGTCTAAAATAGTGTTTATTTTTTCATCTCTTATAACTATTTTATCTATATTTAAATTTTCAGGTATTCCTGAATAAGCAAAATCAATATATATTGTCTCATCTGAACCCTGTAATCGTAATTCTATCATATCTTTTTCAATATTAGTTATTAATGCATTTATAATGTTAGGATTAGGCTCACCAAAATATAATGATATATTTTTACTAATTTTAAGATTATTTTGAACTACAAAACTTGATGATTCTTCTCTATGTAATAATAAAATGTTTTCAATACTATCTTCTAAAATTTTTCCTTCTTCGTCGAATGATAATGTTACTATTTTTTCTTCAGATAAAAGTAATATTTTTTCTTTATTAATGAAATTTATATAAAATGTTTTACTATGTAAGTCTGGATTTGATGGAGCATCTAATTCTATAATATCACCTAATTGTAATTCATATTTTTTTATATCTATGCTCATTATAAATATATCTATAATATATTTATATTAAAAAATATATCTAAATAAGTTAAAGAATTCTTACTATATATAAATAGTTAATAACTATGAGCGTTGTAAATGAATATGTATTAGATTTTGATTTTTTAAAAAATTTTATTAATTATAATAAACAAGAACAATCCGAACAATCCGACCCCACACATTCCCATCCCAAACAATCCGAAAAAAAAGAAAATAATTATTTAATCAATAAAACATATACATTTAATAATATAAATTATAACATTATTAAATATGATAAAGAAAAATTAAAAGAGCTTGAAAAAAACGATTATGAATTATTTAAAAAATTATCACTTTGTAGATCTATCATTTTTCGTAATAATAAATTACTTTCATTTAGTCCAAGTAAATCTATTAACTATGATACATTTAAACAATCTTATACTCCCAGTGATTCTTGGTTAGAAGATTTTGTTGATGGAACTATGATTAATCTATTTTTTGATGATATTAATAATACTTGGGAAGTATCAACTAAATCAACCGTTGGAGCAAACATTATTTTTTTTAATGATGCAAAAAATTATAAATATTTTACAAATAATACTACAAATTTAATTGATAATCATAATCATGATAATACATATCATAATTCTACATTTAGAACATTATTTTTTGAAGCTTGTAATGTAAATAATTTTAATATTAATACATTAGACCCAAAATATGTTTATACATTTGTATTTCAACATCCATTAAATCGCATAGTAACACCTACTATGACACCCACTATTTATTTAGTTAAAGTATATCAAATTATAAATAGTGAAAATAATGCAACTATTAAAGAATTAAATATTCAAGAATTTTACAGTGCTTATCCATATGTTTTTTTAAATACAAATGTAAAATGTGTTGGTAAATATACTTTTGAAAATTATGAAACTATTGAAAGATATTATAATAATGATTTAACACCATATGAAATAGTAGGAACAATGATTTATAATAAAGATGGTTCAAGAACTAAAATTAGAAATAAAAATTATGAATATATTAGACAATTACGGGGAAATAAAGTAAAACTGCAATTTAATTATTTACATCTAAAAAATCAAAATAAAGTAAACGAGTTTTTATATTATTATCCTGAACATAAATTTATTTTTAACAAATTTAAAACTATTTTATTTAACTTTACCCAAGAATTATTTATTAATTATGTAAATTGTTACATTAAAAAAGAAAAACCATTAAAAGAGTTTCCATTTGAATATAAAACACACATGTTTAAAATTCATGAAAAATATAAAAATGAACTAAAAAAAAATAATAAAAATGTTGATAAAAAAGTAGTAATTGATTATATTAGTTCTCTACATCCCGCTCAAATTATGTTTTCTGTTAATTATAAAAATAAAAAACTTGCTGAAAATAATGAAAATATTGAAGAAACTCCTACTAATAATGAAGTAATGGTTCAATAAATTTAATCATAATAAATTTAATCATAATAAATTTAATCATAATAAATTTAATCACAATAAAATATATCTTCAATAATTGAATCAACTAAAACACCACTTGTATAATTATCAATATAATTATCATTATAATTATCATTATATATTGGTCTTTTATATTCCATAATTTGTATACTTGTGTCATATATGATTTGTATAGGCTTACTTTGATTATAATTTATTGAATTATAGTTTATTGAATTATAATTTGGTGGGTCATCCTCTTCTAATACCGCTATAATTGTTTCTTCTTTTTTTTTATTATAAAATATTATATCATCATCATAATATTTATTATTTTTACTAAATATTTCACATATATTTCCCATGTTATTTAATATAATTCACTATACAATAGTTAATATTTAATATTTATAATATTTATAATATTTATAATATTATTTATTTAATAAAATAATATTATATTCAAAAAATAATTTCAAAATTGATTTTAAATTATTAAAAAATATGATTTTATTAAAAATATGAATCTAAAACTTTTAAATGTTGTTGGTGCTGTATTATTTAAAGATAATAAAATTTTACTTCCAAAAAGAAGTTCAAATCTAAAAGTAATGCCTAATAAATATGAATTTCCAGGTGGAAAAGTTGAAGAAAATGAAACATTAAAAGAAGCACTAAAACGAGAATTATATGAAGAACTGTCTATTGATGTAGATATTGAAGATATTATTGATTTTCCAAAAAATGATCTAAAAACTGATAAAATTATGCTTACTGTTTTTATAATTAATAAATGGAAAAATGATTTAATTATTAATCCAGAAATTAATAGTGAAATTTTAACAGTAAATTTAGATGAATTAAAAAATGTTGAAAATTTATTAGATACAGATAAAGAACTTATTCCTGCAATACTTCAATTTTTAAAGTAAATAGTTTATTGTGTCGGAATAAACTTCCAATTTAATTCTTGACAAATTTTTTTCCATATTTGGTCTTGCTCTATTCTTTTATCTCTATCTTTTAACATTGGAAAATATGGTAAAAATTTTCTCTCATTTAATAATTCACATAATTTATATAATGTATAATAATAATTCAAAAAATTAACTCTATCAGATGGACAATATTTTGAATATGGTCTTTGTATTTCATTAAATAAATTACATAATGTATCTTCTAATTCTGTTGACATTAATGGTGGTTTAATACCTAACTTGTCTTTAATAAATGGTATATGCTCATAATATTTATTGTACCCTAGATTTTTTAATATTTCTTTTGTTTTAGAATTAGTTAAGTCTTTTAATTCTATTCTCTCTTTTTTTATTTTATTTTTTATATTTTCAAATACTTCTGCTGGTATATTTGTTGTTTCTTTTGCTTGAAATTGTGCTAATATTTCTCTTAAATGATTTATTCTTTTGTAAGCATAAAAACATATTTCTTTAGGTGGTTCTTTATATGATGGTTTATCATTTTCAATTAAGAATTTTGTAATATTACTACAATTATTACATATACATATGCCTTCTGTTTCAACAAATATTATCTCTCCATTATTACATTTTTTACATAGTTCATAATTATAATTAAATTCATCATAATTATTTAATGATTTTGTTATATTATTAAAATATTTATCAATATTTTTTGAATCATTATTTGTAATTAATTTATCTTCATTATTAATATTATTATTCAAATTAAAAAATTTAGATATTTTATCATTATCTGAATTTTTTTTATTATTTAAATCATTAATTTTTTGTTTATCCTCAAAATATGTAAAAATATATTTAGCATTATTTAAATAATAATCATTATATTTTTTATTTATTGTGATTATTTTTTTTTCAATAGCTTCAATTTCCTTTATAATTACCTCTGAATTTTTATTATTGTTTTTTTTATTATTAGATAGTAAACTCTTCAGCTTATTTATTTGATTCTCATATTTAGGAATTAATACATTTTTATCGTATAAATATTTATCTGATATTTCTGTATGTTTGTCATCTAGCGTTTTTATATTTTTCATTATTAATATTATATTATTAAGTTTTAATTTTTAATTTTAATTTTAATTTTAATTTTATTCAAAATATTTTTTTCTTTAGCAATATTATAAAAATGGCTGGTGGACTTATGCAATTAGTTGCCTACGGGGCTCAAGATGTTTATTTAACTGGTAATCCTCAAATTACTTTCTGGAAAGTTACCTATCGTCGTCACACAAATTTCTCGATGGAATCCATTGAACAAACTTTCAATGGACAAGCCGATTTCGGACGTCGTGTAACTTGCACCATATCACGTAATGGTGATTTAGCTTACAAAACTTATTTACAAGTCACTCTACCAGAAATTAACCAAAATCACGGTTCATCTTCTGTTTACGCGAGATGGTTAGACTCCCCAGGAGAACAATTAATTTCGCAAGTTGAAGTTGAAATTGGTGGCCAACGCATTGACCGTCAATATGGTGACTGGATGCACATCTGGAATCAATTAACTTTATCGAAAGAACAAGAACGTGGTTACTACAAAATGATTGGTAACACCACACAATTAACATATGTATGTGACCCCGAGTTCGCTAATGTTGATGGACCTTGTGCTGCTGATGGTGTCCGTCAAGTATGTGCTCCTCGCAATGCTTTACCTGAAACCACTTTATATGTCCCATTACAATTCTGGTATTGCCGTAATCCCGGTCTAGCTCTACCTTTAATTGCTCTACAATACCACGAAGTTAAAATTAACTTAGATATTCGCAATATCGAGGAATGCTTATGGGCGGTAGACAACATGAATGGAGAAGGTAAAAAAGTTGAAGATGCTTACAAACAATCCTTAGCTGCTGCTTCGCTATATGTTGATTATATTTTCTTAGATACTGATGAACGTAGACGTATGGCTCAAAATCCCCACGAATATTTAATTGAACAACTACAATTCACAGGTGATGAATCGGTTGGTTCGTCGTCCAATAAAATTAAATTAAATTTAAATCATCCTTGCAAAGAATTAATCTGGGTTGTTCAACCTGATGCTAATGTTGACTACTGTGCTTCTCTACAAAAAAATCAATCGTTAAATCATTTATTAGGTGCCCAACCTTTCAATTACACTGATGCGTTTGATGCTCTACCTAATGCGGTTCACGCTTATGGATCGGACTCGAACGTTAACTCTACTTCTTTCTTAACATCGGGTATGTTCCAAGACCCCTTCGCTGATGATGTTGCCGTAAGCACTGGTAATGCTGTATCAGCGACTACATCTGATTCGGCTGTTTCGGATGCCGGAACTTTCGTCTTAGCTGAAACCGCCTTAGACATGCACTGCTGGGGTGAAAATCCAGTTGTAGTTGCCAAATTACAACTAAATGGCCAAGACCGTTTCTCGGAACGTGAAGGTACATACTTCGACTTAGTCCAACCTTTCCAACACCACACACGTGCTCCCGATACTGGTATTAATGTTTACTCGTTCGCTCTACGCCCCGAGGAACATCAACCCAGCGGCACGTGCAATTTCTCGCGTATTGATAACGCCACTTTACAATTAGTTCTATCGAATGCCACTGTTTCGGGTGTTAATACCGCCAAAGTCCGTGTCTACGCTGTTAACTACAATGTCCTCCGTATTATGTCGGGTATGGGCGGACTTGCTTATTCGAATTAGATTTAAGTGTTATTTTTATTTTTACATTTTAAATAAAAATAACTTAAAAATGCTTTTTAAAAACAAAAACAAAAACAAAAATAAATTAAAGAAATAGTAATAAATAATATTATAAAAATGACTTCATTAAATATTGTAGATTTAATTACAAACAATCCAATTACAAAGCTAACTGAAACAC